CCTCTCCCGGTCAAGGGGGGGGGCCGTAACCCCCTGGCGAAGAGACTTCCGATGGCGAGCATCTCACGGCACCACGCCGTCCCACGCCGCCTCGTCCGCTGTCGCGCCGGCGCCACTGCACTCTGGGCAGATTGCCCACGTCCCGGCGGCGCCATCGTAGCGCCCACCTGCCCCGGCGCACAGCGAGCACGCGATGGCCTGCCGCTCGGTGTCGGGCGCGGGCGGCACCTCGACCGAGGGCAGCGGGGGGAACTGGCACCATGCGCCGTGTGCATCACACGCATGGCTGCGCCGCGGTCCGCACGTGCACACGCGCGAGGGGAGCGCCGGCATGATCGGCGGCGGCGGAGCGCCGAGGAGCGTGAGCAGCGCATCGGCCTCCGCGGGTGGCATCACCAGCACGCCGTAGCTCGGGCCACGGTGCGGCGGGCCGACGCGCACGTGGTCGACCGTCGCCGTGATGTGGTCGCGGAAGACGGAGAATGGCGACGTCATGGCGCGCCCCCATCAGCCGCTGCGAAGAGACTTTGTTGCGCGCTGGGCACGACCACGGCGGCGCCGCCGAGCGGCTTCCGGTCGACGCGCTCTCCGGCGGCTACGGCGATGCGGCGCCGCGCAACCTCGGCCGACGCGCTCTCCATCTCGATGCCTGCGAACCGCGCGCCTTCGAGCATCGCGGCACATCCGGTCGTGCCTGAGCCGGAGAACGGGTCCAGCACGATGGGCGCGAAACCGTCGCGTGCCGGTGGCGTGATGAGCCTCACGAGCCAGCGCATCAGCTCGATGGGCTTGACGGTCGGGTGATGGTTGCGCCGCATCTTGCCGGCGCGGAGCCGCGGGGTGTCGTGCTCAGCCGTGCGGCCGTCGGTCCACTGCGCGGGCTCGATGTCCCACAGGCCGATGTCCCGCTCCTCGCCCGACGGCTTGGCCACGTAGCGGAAGCGCGGGAAAAAGCGAGAGGCGCCGCCGGTGTCGCCACGCGCGGTGGCGGCCGAGTCGATGCCGCCGAACATCCCGCCCGCGTAGCCGTCGCGGTGCGTGCCGCCGCCCGACATGCCGGGGCGATCGCCGCTCTGCCGATCGAGTTCGAGCGCGGGGCATTCGTGGTGGCACGCTGCCTCGGTGCAGCGCGCGTCGTGCGTGATGACGATGTTTGGCGGCCAGCGGCCAGATGCGTCGTAGTCGTCGCGATCGCGACGCATCTCTCCATAGATGGATCCGACGCGCGGCCCGCTGCTCATTGCGCCGTGCGCGTTTTTCGCCTTCGTTTCGGCCTCGTCCGCGGAGCCACCGAATGCCACTCGACACCCGTCGACGTTGAGGCCGCCCGTTCCATGCGCGAGTACGTTGGCCGCGACGGGGCCGATGAGGGGTCTGCGGACAAGGATCCAGTGCTCGGCGGCCGGCTTGAGCGCGGTGCCGAAACCAGCAGCAGCAGCAGCAGCAGCAGCAACGGGCGTGCCGCGACGGAGCGTGCGGCCACCACCCATGCCGCTGCCGTAGACCGCATTCTTGTTGTTCGGCCAGTATTCGTCCGGCTCGCGGTCCGAGCCGAGCGCCGCGTCGATTGCCTTGCTGACGCTGAGCGACTTTGGAAATCCCGACCCGAAGTGGTGAACGACAACGTCGCGAATCTCGAAGCCGGCGTTCTCCAGCGCGAACGCGGTCCAGTGCGACGTGCGCGGCAGCGCCCATACGAGGCCGTGCGCGCCAGGCCGCATCAGGCGCCAGCACTCGCGCATGATGCCTTCGAGCCACGCGATCCACTTGTCGCGCCCGCCCCTGTCGCTGTCCCAGCCGCGGCCCATGAGGCCGATGCCCGCGGGCGGGTCCGTCACAAGAGCGTCGACCGCGAACTCGAGCGCCGGAAGCACCAGCGCCGAATCGCCCTCGGCGAGCCACCATCGGTCCATCAGCTCCCCACCGCGCGCAGCTTGCTCGGCCCGAAGTCCCAGAAATATTGCCCCTTCGACGTGCAGGCCCGCGCCGCCCTCACCTCGATGGCGCTCTCGCCATGCCGTCGCGCCACGTCGACGAAGCCGCCGAGCTGCCAGTCGTGCAACCGCATCGCAAGCTTCGGCCGCCCGAGATCGTCGCGCACGACCGCGTTGTCGCGCCTCTTGATTTGCAGGTGCGTCAGTTCGTGGTCGACGAGAGCCGTCTGCTCCGCGGCTCCGAGCCCCTGCCATGTCGCGGTGTCGATCGTCAGCAGCGCATCGGCCTGCCCGAGCGCGCGGCGGTTGAGCGGCACGATCGCAATCGTCGCCGCCGCCGGGTAGCCGTGCGCCTTCAGCGCTGGCGACACCTCGCCGCTTTCCTCATCGATGTCCGCCACCATCAGCACGTCGATCGTCAGCGCGTTGTCGCGCAAACCCGGATGGTGCTCGTTGCGCACCTGCGTCACCAGCCGCTTCGTCTTGTCGTCCGCTTGCTCAAATGTCTTGCTCACGTCGTCTCCTTTTCGATCTCAAAAACATCCACCACCACGCGACCAGCGCCACGCGCCGCCCGCTCCCACTTCGCATCTCGCTCGCACCATCGCGCGTTGTCGTCGCGCAGAATGCCGAGGCGTACCAGCATGTCCAGCGGCGCCTTGCCGCCGATGCTATCGCAGCTCACCTCGTCGGGCCGCACCGAGCTGCGTCGCGTCACCACCACCCGCCGCCGTCGCGCGTGACCCTCGTCGATGACGGGCCCGGGCATCCCCGGTCGCTTCGACGGCCCGCGCACGATGCCGAGTGCGCATGAGGTCCACAGCCACGCGGCGTCGCGCATCACGCCGCCGAGCTGCTGGCGCAGCTTCGCGCGCTGCCACGGCCGCATCGCCGCGTGGCAGTTGAGCGTCGGCGCCATCTCAAGCGGCAGCTCTACGCGATACACGCGCAGCGTCGCGAGGCGCAGCGGATGCGTCGCGCTCGCGCCCAACTTCGCGGCCTCGGGCGTGACGATGCCGTCAGCGTCGATCCGTTTCACGATCGCGCCCCCAACCCAGCCAGCTCTCTCACGAGCCACCCAATGACCTCGCCTTGCGCCGGGGAGACGGCATTACCAAGCCCGCGGAGCTGGTGCTCCCAATCCCGTCGAGCCATCCCGCAGGGAAGCCCATGAGCTGCTCGACGAAGCGCGGGTTGAGGTCCGCCATCTGCGATGTATTCGTTCCATCCGTCGGCGTCTCCGGGAGCTGGTGGCCATGGCCACGGACCGCTTGATCCGTCAGCGTCGTGCCCGAATGCCGGCCGCTCTCGGTCGAGTAGCCCGCCGCACCGCTGCGCTTCGCATCCGTCGCCGTCGCCCAGACCGACGCTTGCGCGCTCAGCAACTCGCCTTGCCGACCCGCTTCGTCCGAGCGCGGCAGGTGCGTCCTGTTGCTGTTCGGACTCGCGAGCGCCGTCGGCCAAAGACGCACAGATTCCCCGAGGCTCGGTCCGCCCTGCGCGTTCTTGCCGCGCATCGGCGTCCCGTGCTGCGCCATCGACGCCGTGGGAGATGGCCACTTCTTCGCCCAGGTTTCGAGCGACGGCCGAACCTCTACCGTGCGGCCAGCCGCTCCGCCTTGATTCGTTCCGCCCCTGCTCGCCGTTGGAGTCGCGTACTCGCCGCGCGACCACGAAGATCCGCGCGCGCCTGTGCGGCGCGCCGACATCGCTTGCCGACAGCGGGACCGGAAGCGACGCATAGCCAAGCTGCGCCAGGTCGCACACCACAGCATCCACCCAGCGATTGGCTCCGCTGGCAACGTTCTCGACGACGACCCAAGCGGGCAGGAACTCGCCAACGACACGAGCGAACTCACGCCACAAGCCCGAGCGAGCGCCAGCAAGGCCAGCGCCTTTCCCCGCGCCGCTGACGTCCTGACATGGGAAGCCGCCGCAGATGAGATCGACGCGGCCCCACTGGCGAGGCCGACGCCCGTAGCGGTTGGAGTGGAACAGCTTGACGTTTCCAGCGCGAATAGCAGCTGGCCAGTGTCGCGCGAGAACGGAGCGGCACCATGCGTCGCGCTCGACCTGCCACACGACGGGGCCGAGTCCGGCCCATTCAAGGCCGAGCTCGAGGCCGCCGATGCCGGCGAAGATGGAGCCGATGGTGAGCATTTCACCGCGCCACCTTCCGCTGCGCCTTCGCGCCGCCGCGCTTCGGACAGGTCACTCCTGCCTCCGAAACGATGCAGTCTCGTCGTCGAAATTCAGCCACACGCGTTCGCCCGTCTTCGGCCCATCCTTGTTTTTGTCGAGCCTCAACCATCGCTTCAGCGGTCCCTTCGCGTCCTCGAATGGATCGTCGCCGCTGAGCTTGCGAGTCCCTCCGATGATGACGTGCTCCGCCATGTTCTCGATGTCGCCCGCCTCCTTGAGGTCGTGCATCGACGGCTCCTTGCCAGTTTCGAGCCGCCGAATCTGCGACAGCATCAGGCCCGCCGCGCCCGAGACTTTGATCGCATCGCGGAACAGGCTCGTCACTTTCGCGACCTCGTTGCGCCGGTCCTGCGCCTTCGCGGCGAACGCCTGCACGTAGTCGATGACGACGAGGTCATAGTGCTCCTCCGCGCACAGCTCGACGATGGCCGCCGCGAGCTGCTCGGCGCTTTTGCCGACGCCGTAGAGAAATCCGCGCATCAAGCTCGCGCTCGCGCCGCACACGAAGAGCCGCGCCTCGTCATCGGGCGTGAGCTGCTCGTCGCGCAGCGCCAGCGCCGATATGCCGGTGCGCCGCGCCGCGAGTCGCTTGCCGTACATCACCTCGTCGTCCTCGCCCGAAACGATGAGGGCGCGCTTGCCGATGCGATCCGCCTCGTCGAACGCCATGATGGCGAACGTCGTTTTCCCGAAGCTCGTGGCAGCGCCCAGCACCGTCACATGGCGTGCGCGATAGCCACCGATGAGCCGGTCGATCTCACCAACGCCGGTCGTAAGTCCGCGCTCGACAACGCCGCGCTTGCAGCGCTCGTGCACGCGCTGGATCATGTCCGCGACCGTCACGGTCCCGTGCCGCTGCCACGCGGGCATCGTCGGCGTCGCCGGCTTCGCGTCGGCGCGCACGATGCGCAACCGCGGGGGCACGGGCTCCTCGTGCGATGGCTCTGCGTCGGGGCCGTCGAAAAATCCCTCGGGCGGCTCCGGCGGCGCCACCACGTCGCTCCACAGGTCGTCGTCGTCGACAGCGCTCACGTGGCACCCACCCGCCAGCCGTCCGTCGCCATCTCGCGCGCCGAGGTCGCGACCGCTTCGAGCTCCCGGCGCCCTTTGCTCCTGAGCCTCTGGCGCGTGCTCACGATGCGAGCCGCCGAGACACCCATCGCGACCAGGTGGTGCTCGATGTCGTCCAACAGCACGCGGCAGAGGTCGCGTTCGAGCTCAGCGTCGATGAGCCGGCGCGCCAGCGCGCGCGAGGCGTCCGCGGCGCACCACCGCGCGATCGCGCGGCGCACCATCGCGCGCTCAGTGAAGAGCCACGACAGGCGGGGGATGAGCGACTCGGCGGTGTGATGCGTCGCGGTTGTCATTTCGACTCCGCCGCGCGCTTCGGCGCGTTGTTGCGTTCCCAGTTTGCAATCACGCGCCGATTCTCGACGAGGCACTCCTCGTCCGTCGCGCGGCCGTCGTCGTTGAATTCGCGCCCGGCCTTGCGGTAGCGGCAGGTCTCGGCCGGATCGACCTTGCGCGCGCTCGCCAGTGGCGCCGTCGGTGTGCCGGTCTCGTGTTTTTCGAGCTGCTCGTCCGACCGAAATACCATCTCGGGCTGCACGCGGCCCTCGGCGACGTACCACGAGCCCGGCCGAAACATCGACTCCACCGCCGCCAGCACGCGTGCCTCGCCGTACGTCCGCAGCCGCGCCCTGATGTGTTGCCGTCGCTTCACGGTCAGCACCGGATGCGAGCCGCGCGCGACCCTGGCCCGCAGCTCGACGAATCGCCCCCACACGAGCCGCGTCGAGGCTTCGAGTCGCGCCAGCTCCGGATCCTCAGCCGGAGGCTCTGAGGGAGCGAGAGGGACCGGAGGCGCTTGCGCCTCCAGGGGCGAAGCCCCGGTTCCCCCCTCTGCACTCCCCTCTCCCTCTCTCTCTGCTTCTGCTTCTGCTTCTGCTTCTGCTTGTGTGACGTTACGGGGTGTCACGGCGTTTGCCCGTGACGTCACGGCGTGACGGACGTGACGTTCGCGGTATGCCCGCTGTCGTGCTCCGGCGGTGTGGTCCTTCTCGCGGTAGCGAGCGTAGTTGAGGACGAGATAGCCGCCATTGATTCTCACGAGCCGACGGCCATCGAATTCCTGCGAGCGCGATTCTGGCTCAGGCGCGCCCATTTGTTCGAGCGCGTCGAGTCCCAGCTCCTGCTCCACGAGCGCCTGGTGGATGATCCCAATCGCCGACGCTTCGACGAGGCCGTACCAGCCCGGCGGAACCGCCCAGCCGGTGGCCGCGAGCGAGCGCACCATGAGCTGCGGCGTTTCCGCACGGAGCTGGTGCGGCACGGCCATGAGCAGTGCCGTGACGAACACATCGCGTTGAGATTTTTGGAACCACAGCGTAGAGCGCAGGATCCCGCAGTCGAGTTTCACGAATGCCATGGCCAACACGTTGTCACGCTCGTCACGCCGTGACTAGCCGTTTGTGATGTGAGCCGCATCTCAGCCCTCGCCGCCGAGGTCGAGCCACGGCGCGCGGGCCTCTGCGGCCTCGCGCACGTAGCGGTGCCGCACGACGCGCGCGGTGTCGACCAGCCACGCGCGCGACGGGGGCACGTCGCCGGCAGGCGTGGACCAGTACGTCGCCGCTGGTGGCGCCAGGTCGCGCGCGGTCGGTCGCGTGACCATCACGCCGCCCTCCGCTTGCCTGGCGCCTTCGGCGCCGGGCCATCGCCGGTGGCGAGCCACGCAACATCAACGTCGAGCGCCTTGGCGAGACTCTCGATCGTCCCCAACGTCGGGTTACCGCCCCCCTCATCACGCTCCAGCGCGTACACGGCGTTGCGGCTCAGGCCGGCCGCCAACCCCAGCCTGGCCTTCCCTACGTTGCGTATGGCGCGGGCCTGTTTCAGTCGTTGCGCAAATGTGCTCACGCCTCCAGCCTGCCCACCGCAACAAGAATTGTCAACAACTTTATGTGCTGGCGCGGGCAAAAAAACTTCTCCGCAATTATTGACAACTACTATTGCGCGTGCAATAGTAGTTGCATGACTACCGCGAAACCCGACCTGCCACCGCGCGGCGTTGGTAGCTGTGGCAGCATGAAGAACCCCGGCCATATCAAGATTTCTTCGCGCTGGTACCAGGACACCATCCTCTGGGAAGGCGAAGCCGACTCGCTCGGCGACGCCGTGCTGCGCGCCCTGCGAGCCGGCGCGGTCCTGCGCGGCGCGAACCTGAGCGACGCGGTCCTGAGCGGCGCGGACCTGAGCGGCGCGGACCTGAGCGGCGCGGACCTGCGCGGCGCGGACCTGAGCGGCGCGGACCTGAGCGGCGCGGACCTGCGCGGCGCGGACCTGCGCGTCGCGAACCTGCGCGGCGCGGTCCTGAGCGTCGCGAACCTGCGCGGCGCGGTCCTGAGCGACGCGGTCCTGAGCGGCGCGGACCTGCGCGTCGCGAACCTGCGCGACGCGGTCATCCCGATCGTCGAGAATCTCCATCAGCGCATCCTTGCTGACGTCGAGCAGCGACCGGAGTCGTTCAACATGCGCACTTGGCACAACGAGTGCGGCACGTCGCACTGCCGCGCGGGCTGGGCGATCCATCTCGCGGGCGCCGCGGGCTATGCGCTGGAGGAGCGGCTTGGCGCCCCCGCGGCGGGGGCGCTCATCACGCTTGCGAGCTGCCCGTTCCTGGAGCGCGTGCCGAATTTCTATGCGACCAACGAGGAGGCGCTCGCGGACATTCGCGCGTGCGCGGAGCGCGAGAGGGCTCAGCCAGCACCGACGGCGGAGGGCTCATGAGCGCCGACGGCTACCTCCCCGACGGCTGCACGCACGAAGACGTCGAACGCGCCAGCGGCGACGATGCCCCCGAGGTCGAAACGGCGTACTCGTTACTGGTGGAGCGCCTCGATGCGCGCGGCATCTACCCGAGCGACCACGAGATCATCATCTCGACGCTGCGCGAGGCGCACGAGGACGCGGTGGAGCTGGCGGAGGTGCAGGCCGCGCGCGAGCGTGTGGCCGAGCTGCTGCGCGAGCGCGATGGGCTGCGGCAGGAGGTGCGCGCGTTACGTCGCCAGGCGGACGCGACACGTGACAGCGTGTTCGCCATACTGCAGGCTGGGCGCGACGGTGGCGCCGAAGCGCTTGTGCGCGCCGTCGACTTAGTTCGAGGTATCGCCGTGACCGGCCCGAGCGAATTGCTGCGGCTCGAGCGCGCCTGCATCGCGGCCGGGTGTGCCGTGTTGCCCGATGGCGCGGTCGAGAATCGGCGCGCGGAAGAGCTTGAGCGGCAGCTTGCCGAGGCTCGCGAGCAGCGTGATGGGGCGCGCTATTTTGCAATCATTCTCATGCACGCTTACGAGTCGGACAACCGACCGCCACCCTCGGTGCTCGACGCCGTCAAGGGGTGGCCATGATGGTGAATTTTCGCGTACTCAGCAACTCGGAGCTGAAGACCTTCTGCGCCTGTCAGCGGCTGCATCACTACGAGTACGACCTGCTGGTGCGGCCGGTTGGCGACGAGGCGCCGTTGCGATTCGGCGATGCGGCGCACGCCGGGCTTGAGGCGTGGTGGAACGAGCCGAATCTGCCGGCGCGGTGGCCGGCCATGTCGGTGGCGCTCGACACGATGACAGCGCTCGACTCGTTCGAGCTCGGCCGAGCGCGCGCGCTGCTCTGCGGCTACGACGCGCGATGGCTCGACGAGGCCATCGAAACGCTGGCGGTCGAGCGCGAATTTACGGTGCCGCTCATCAACCCAGCGACCGGCGCGCCGTCGCGGACGTTCGTGCTGTCGGGAAAGATCGACGCCATCGCCCGTTTCGCCGACGGCCGAACCGTTATCGTCGAGCATAAGACCTCGTCAGAAGATATTTCTCCCGGCTCGGAATACTGGCGCCGCCTCACGCTCGACACGCAAATCAGCGCTTACTACCTGGGCGCGCGCTCGCTCGGCTTCGAGGTCGACGGGTGTCTGTACGACGTGCTGGGCAAGCCCGCGTTGCGGCCGCTCAAGGCCACGCCGCCCGAGGCGCGTAAATACACCAAGTCGGGCCAGCTCTACGCGACACAGCGCGAGGTCGACGAGACGCCGGAGGAGTACGCCGAGCGATGCGCGGCGGCAATCGCAGCGGCACCGGAGAAATACTTCGGCCGCGGGCTCGTGGTACGGCTCGAAGAAGACGAACGCGAGGCCGCCTTCGACGTGTGGCAGTTGGCGCGCGCGCTGCGCGAGGGTGAGCTAGCGGGGCGGCATCCCAGGAATCCCGATGCCTGTTCGCGGTACGGCCGCACGTGCGCGTACTTCGACGTGTGCTGTCGCACGGCGTCTATCGACGACCCGCAGAGATTTCGGCGCGCCGAACGCGCGCACGAGGAACTGACCGCACAACTGCCCGAGCAATCGGACATATCGAAAGAGGAGAGCGCAGCATGACAGCGCCCGCGCCAAGCCGGATGACGCTCGCCGCAGTCCGCGGCGGCAAACTCGACCGGCCGAAACGGATTCTGCTCTACGGCGTCGAGAAAGTCGGCAAGTCAACCTTCGCCGCCGACACGCCGAGCCCGGTATTTCTGTGCGCCGAGGACGGCACGGCCGAGCTCGACGTGCAGCGATTTCCTCAGCCGGAGTCGTGGCCCGATGCGTGCGCCGCGATCGAAGAGTTGATCAAGAACGAAAGCCCATACAAAACGCTCGTTATCGATACGCTCGACTGGCTGGAGCCGATGTTGTGGGAACACATTTGCCAGCGCGACAGCATGCGAAACATCGAGGAGTACGGCTACGGCAAGGGCTACGTCGCTGCGCTCACCGAGTGGCGCATCATGCTCTCGCGGCTCGACAAGCTGCGGAACGTGCGCGGCACGACCGTCATGCTGCTCGCACACTCGTGGATCAAGCCATTCAAGAATCCACTCGGCGACGACTACGATCGCTTCGAGCTGAAGCTCCACGCCAAAGCGGCAGGCCTCATCAAGGAATGGTGTGATGCGGTGCTGTTCGCGAGACTCGAAACGTTCGCGGTTAAAAAGGAGGGACGCGTGCGCGGCATCGCGAGCGGCTCACGCGTCATGCACGCGGCCCCCGCCGCCGCGTGGGACGCTGGCAACCGCTTCGGCCTGCCCGACTCGATGCCGCTGTCGTGGGATGAATTTATCGGTGCCGCCAGCCGTGGAGCGGCGGCCATCGAAGCGCTGACGGCCGAGGTGCACGCGCTGTTCGCGCAAGTGGATCGCGCGACCAAGACGGCGGGCGAAAAGTGGCTCGCGCAGAACGGCCGCGCCACCGACCCCGGCGCGCTGGCGCAAATGGTCGATCGACTGCGCGGGAAAATCACGGTTTCTGAAACGCCGAAAGAGGAGGCTGGCAAATGATCACGGTAGGACGACACAAGGCACGCGCGGTCGAGGCCGCGCTCGGATACACCAAGGGCGGCAAAGAACAAGTGGCGGTGCTGTTCGAGATTCTTGACGGCGACGACGCCGGCCAGCAGATCACCTGGTACGGCTTCTTTAGCGAGAAGACCGAGGAGCGCACGCTCGAAGCGCTACAGCACTGCGGTTGGGAGGGCGCCGACATCGGCAACCTCGACGGCGTCACCAAGAACGAGGTGCAGCTCGTGGTGGAAATGGAAGCCGGCGACGACGGCAATTCCTATCCGCGCGTCCGCTGGGTCAACGGCGCCAGCGCCGGGCTCGCGCTCAAGAGCAGGATGAACGACGGCCAGCGCGCCGCATTCGCGCAGCGCATGAGGGGCAAGGTGCTGGCGACGCGCCAAGCTGCGGGACAAGCGTTGCCCGGCAACGGCGGCGGCAGAACGCGCAAGAGCGAGCGCCACGCGGCGCCGGCCGGTGTGGCTGATGACGCGGCTGATGACGACATTCCCTTTTGACGTTGCCGACCAGCTCGCCTGGAAACGCCGTGTCAACTACAAGTTTCTACTGTCCCGAGGATTTCAACGAGCGATGAGCGCCCCGAACGGAGCTGGTCGCATCGTGCACGAGCAACGCCCGTTGCGCCGCGTTATGACCCGCGACACCGACTCGCAATGCGACGTGCGTCGAGCCGCTGCGGTCGCAGGACAATCCGGACAGCCCGCCCAGGCGCCGCCGCTGCTCGACCTGCCCACCGCAAACGCCCAGACTCGGAGACACGAAATGAGCGACCGCAGCCGCAGCGCGTAGCTGCGGGGATGATGGCGCCTACCGAATCAGTGGTAGCCTCCGCGCCATGTCGTGGTCGAGCGGGCCGCGCGGAAACGCCGGGCTGCGATACGTCGCGCTCGACTGCCATAGCGCCCACGCGCCATCAGCGGGCCATCGCGGGCCATCGCCAGCTCGCCAGTCCGCGACCCAGAGCGCGACGCCGGGTTGCGTGATCCATGCGGGCCGCCCGAGCTCGAGCCAATGCCCGGGCGACAGGTAGCAAAGCGCCTCGCCCGAGCGCTCCGCCACGGCCTCGACGAGCGCGCGTCCCCCGCCGTTGTGCGCCGCGGGGTCGAGAGGCCCGTCGTAGCCGCTGCTATTCGTTTCGAGGTCGATCGCCGGCACGATGTCACCGGCGCCGAGCCCAGCGGCATCGAGCTGCGAAATCAGCAGCGCGAACTGGCGCGGCCATTCCTGGTGCTGGCGGAAAAAGGCGTAGCCGCCGACCTGGAGCCCAGCTCGCCGCGCGCGGTCGACGTGCAACGCGAACGACGAGTCGGGCGAGGTGCCGTAGCAGGCGCGCGCGACGACGAATTTTAGGCCGTCCTCGGCAAGCGCCGCGTAGTCGACGAGGGCGGCGGGCTGCCACTGCGAGACGTCGATTCCGGTGAGCGTGCTGGTGGCCGGCACGGGCATCGCGTGGCCACCGTGAAGCGCCTCGGACCAGCTGCGCGGCCCGACTATGCCGTCAGCAGATAGGCCGCGCGCTGTTTGAAAGCGCTTCGTGGCTTCTTCCGTTGCCGGTCCGAAGACGCCGTCAGCCGTCGCAGCAACAGCGCGCTGCCAGCGCTCGACCGCAGGACCAGACGAGCCGAGGCGCAGCACCGGGAGCGCCTGCGCGTGGTCGTCTGGCGCCGTCGCCACCGCGGCCGACCACGGCGCGCTCGGCGCCGCGATGGCGGCGGGCGCAGGACCTGGCTCGGTGTCGGGCGGATCATCCTCGCCTGGTAAGGATGTCATCACGGGGTGAGGACCGTTGTCTGGCGCGAGCGACACGAGCACCGACGGGAGCTCGGGCAGCGCCGCCAGCACGGGCACACCCGGGAGGCGCGTGAACGGAAGCCGCTTGCCGTCGCCGACGGCGAGCACGCACAGCATGGGGTCGGTGAGCACGTCCGCGGTCGGCGTCTCGATCCACTCCTCCGCGCCGGCGCGGCGGACCCAGCACGTACCGCCGAGCAGTTCCGCCTTCTGGCTGTAGTCCGCCTGATCCAAACCCTCCAGGTCCTCGTCGGTGCGCGCCACGCCGTGCAGCGTCGAGCCCTGCACCTGGATGGCGTACAGGCCCGGAACGGTCGTCGGGTAGCACGGGATGCCGTTCGCGCCCGAGCGGCCCTGGATGGCGGGGAAATTCGCGGTGAGGACGCCGCGTGGGTACTGGCGCGTGTTGTCCGCGTCGGCGTAGAAGCCGCGATTGACGCTCGCGCCGGGCGTGCAGCGGCGATCGAGGGTGAAGATCTTCCAGCCGCCCGCGACGAGCCACTGTCCCCCCGTCGCGCGCGGACCGTTCGCCAGCGCCCACGCCATCCAGTCGCTCGACTCGCGCTCGGTCGTGTGCACGATGTTGCCGACCAGCGGGTCGAGCCGCACCGTCGCCTGACGGCAGCGCTCGTCGGCGAGCCGATCCGTGAGGAGCAGGCTCGGGCGGCCGTGCTCATCGACGATGAGGTCCGCCATGCGCTGGAGGCCGCGCGCGCCGATCGAAGCCGTGACGCCGCCAGCGCGGAGCGGCTGCGCCGAGACGCGGAACCGGGCCGCGTGGCCCGAGGCCTCGACGGTGATTTCCGCCCAGGCGTGCTCGACCTCGCCGCGACGGTAGGCTGCGATCCAGGCTGCTGGTTTCACGTCCCCATTCTGCCACGCTTGGCACGGCGTTCCCAGCCGCCACGGCCGCTATAGCGTGCCTCGCTGGCGCGCTTTCGACAGGCGGGTTGGCTCGCGGCGCTGCCGCCCAGCCGGCGCGTCCTGGGGCAACGTCGTGCCTCACATGGATCATTTCGCGACCACCAGCCGCCGGCCTCGAAAAACAATCGACCAGCCAAGCGCCGAATTTATCAATAGTTTCGGCAACAATCGACATGGCGCCAATCTGTAAATCCCAATAGTTTCACGTGCAACGTTGTGACAGCCGCCACGGGCGCCAATAGGGCGCCGAAGGCGCGAGAAACTGCATTTAGTATGAAGACGACGACGATCCGCACCGTGTACGCCGCTGGCACCGTCTCGACCGTCCGCGTCCGCGACGGCCGCTCGTGCTGGTTCGAGACGGCGATCATCTCGCACGGCGTCGTGACCGAGCCTGTCCGCAGCGCCGACAAGGCTGCCGCTGGCTGCGTGCACGATCGCGCCTGCGATTTCGTCCAGGGTCGCCGCGACGCGAGTAGCGTCCGCGACGCCCGTTGGGCCGCTGAACTCGACGCCGAGACGGCGGAAGCCGACACCGTGCCGGCACCCCGCGCGCCCGACCCCTGGCCGAGCTGGCGTGCGCGACCGAGCCGCCACCGGCCGGGGCGAGGGTGACCTACGTGGTGGCGCTCGACCTCTCGGGCCGCCCGCGCGTGTACGTCGCGGGGTGCACGGAGGAGCAGGCCGTGGCGGCACTGGAGTGGCTGCGCGCACGCCACGATCTCGACACCGCCACGCTGCGCATCGTGTACGGTCGCACCGTCGCGGAGGCGCTGGATTGGCTCGCCGGTGTGTCCCGCTAGCCACGTGTCCGCCGGGACACGCCTCGACACTGAACAGCGTTTTGTGTATCGTTTGACACAGAGAACTTTAGCGCTTAGAAACCATTACGTTTTTCGTCAATTAGTCGATTTATTTTCACGGGAAAGCTGAATGATTTCAATGTTCAGTGGTGCCTGAAACTGCATCTAGTAGAGGCTCGAAAGAGCTTAGCCCCGGGCGGGTCGCCCGGGTGAACGTGGAGGAAGCCATGAAAAACGACACCTACAAAATCACCTGGTCCCACACCTTCGCCGTCGAGACGTTCGACACCTACGAAGAGGCGGTTGCCGCCGTCGAGGCGGTGCTGAGCGAGCCCGAGATCGGCCACGCTGGCGATATCTCCGAGGGCGGCGAGCGCACCCTATTTTGGGCCAGTGAAGCTCTGGCCGCCAACGACGATGGCGCGCGGGCCGCTGGCTCGATCAGCGTGGAGTGCTGCTCGTGAGCCCCGTGGACGCGGTGAACGATGCGCGCAATCTGCTGGGTGACATCATCATCCAGATCGCCGGCACCCCGCCGGCGAGCGCGGAGGAGATCGTGTTCGCGCAATGCGATTTTGGGCGCGACCCGCGCGACCCGCCCCTACATCCTGATGTGCGCCGGCGCCTGGTGCGGCTGCTGCGCGACTCCGGTGCGCCGGAGGTGCTGCCGTGATCGCCGCGACCGAGAGCGCGACCGCTCGAAGAACGCGGCCCCTCCGGGCGAGCGACCTTCCGCGCGGGCGCGGATACGAGCGCGCGAGCGTGGACGCGGTCTTCGAGCGTGCGGGCGAGCGGCTGCGGCGCGCGCTGGAGAAATCGATGCGGTCGCGCGGTGAGCCGCTTCGCGCGGCGCCGCGCTGGTGGCGGCCGGCCCGGTGCGCAGGGCTGCTCCTCAGCGCCGCCGAGCTGGCGGCCGAGGGCCGCGTGCTGGAGCACTGCGTTGCGAGCTATGTGCCGTATGTCCGGCGCGGCGAGA